AATACCCAAAGAAGATGATAGGATAGTACACTAATGTTATTAAATAGATTACAGTTTAGAAAAGGTGGTAAAGCTAAATCAAAAGTAAATGAAGCAGGTAACTACACTAAGCCTGGACTACGTAAAAGAATATTTCAACGAATTAAAGCAGGAACTAAGGGTGGTAAAGCAGGTCAATGGTCTGCACGTAAAGCTCAGATGTTAGCTAAAGCATACAAAAAAGCTGGTGGGGGATACAAGTAATGGGAAAAGCAAAGTCTCAACAGTCTTTAGAAGATTGGGGTAAACAAAAATGGAGAACTTCCGATGGTTCTAAAAGTGAAGGTAAAAAAAGATACTTACCTGATAAAGCTTGGGATGCATTGAGTTCTTCAGAGAAAGCTGCAACCAATGCAGCAAAAGCTAAAGGCAATAAAGAAGGTAAACAACATGTACCTCAACCTAAAAAGACTGCAGAAAAGACAGCAAAGTTTAGAATGGCTAAAGGTGGTAAAGCAGACGGTAGATTAAAACGAGCAGGAGTCAGTGGTTACAACAAACCCAAGCGTACTCCTAACCATCCTACTAAGTCTCACATCGTTGTTGCTAAAGAAGGTAATAAAATTAAAACCATTAGGTTTGGAGAACAAGGAGCTTCAACAGCCGGTAAACCTAAAGCAGGTGAGTCTCGTAGAATAAAAATGAAAAGAAAATCTTTTAAAGCAAGACACAGAAAAAACATTGCAAAAGGTAAAATGTCAGCAGCTTATTGGGCTAACAGAGTAAAGTGGTAAGATGAGTAAACAAATAGGCAGTGACGAAAAGCCAATAACATTTAGGTCACCAATATACAAAAATACACACGGAAGTAAAGGGGCTAATCCTAGGCCTGGTTTCTATACTCAAGACTATAGAGATAATTGGGATAGAATATTCGGTAAAAAGAAAACCGAGGAGAAAGACAATGACAATGATTAAGAAATGGTTAGAAGCAATAAAAGATTTTCTAACTCCAAAGAAACAAACAACCAAGAGAAAAACAAATGTTAAAAGAACTACTAGAAAAAAAAGTAAATAGTATGATTAATACTAACGACCTTACAGACATGCAAGTTTGGGGCGTTATGTGTAGTATAGGTTTTATATCAGCTTTTATAGTTATGTGGATTATCTAATGAACAAAGGTAGGTATTGGGATGATGTAACGCAACAGCTTTATAAGTGGGATGATTTAATAAAACTATTAAGAAAAAGAAATGACAATACCTCCGGAGTATCTAAAAAAGAAAAGTAAAACAATTCCATTTGGTTATGAACTAAGTGAAATAGAAGGATACTTTAAACCGATACCTCAACAGCTTGAGGTTTTACATAAGTACCTTAATTTAATTCGAGAGCAGAAGTGTTCGTTACGAGAAGCTTCTAGTTTAATTCAACAAGAAACAAATAGAAAACTAAGTCATGTTTCTTTAAAAAACTATATTGACAAAGGTCCGTCTTTAGAATCAAGACGTAAAAAAACTTTAGCTAAAAAGAAAAAAGAACTTGCTCAAGCAAAGAAAAAATTAAAAGAAAAAGAAACTAGATTAAAAACAGAACAAGAAGTTCTTAAAAAAGCTACAGAAAAAACAGCATCGAAAGTTGTTACAGAAGATGAGTTACAAACAACCACGTCTTCTATACAAGAAACTTTAAAAAATTCTAAAGTTATTTTTCACGCTAACGAAGGTCCACAGACAGACTTTCTTGCTGCGGGAGAAAAAGATGTTCTTTATGGTGGAGCTGCCGGTGGTGGTAAATCATATGCTATGATTATTGACCCACTAAGGTATTGCCATAAAAAAGCACATAGAGCTTTAATACTTAGAAGGTCTATGCCAGAACTTCGTGAGATGATTGATAAGTCTCGTGAGTTATACCCACAAGCATTTCCCGGTGCTAAGTTCAGAGAAGTTGAAAAGCTTTGGAATTTTCCCAGTGGTGCGAAGGTAGAGTTTGGATTCCTTGAAAGAGATGCAGACGTGTACAGATATCAAGGACAAGCCTACTCTTGGATAGGGTTTGATGAGATTACTCATTTACCCACAGAGTTTAGTTGGAACTATCTAGCTTCACGACTTCGTACTACTGACCCCTCTATTACCACTTACTTACGTTGTACTGCCAACCCTGGTGGTGTCGGTTCTCATTGGGTAAAGAAAAGATACATAGAACCTGCAGAACACAACACAAGCTTTCAAGGCACTGATGGTTTAACACGTAAGTTTATTCCTGCTAAGTTAGCTGATAATCCCTATCTTGCAGAGGATGGTGTTTATGAGCAGATGCTTAAATCTTTACCACCAATTCAACGTAGGCAATTGCTTGAAGGTAATTGGGATGTAGCAGAAGGGGCTGCATTTGTAGAGTTTAGTCCACAAGTACACATTATTACTCCTTTTCAAATACCTTTACCTTGGGAAAGAGTAAAAGGTATTGACTATGGTTACGCTTCAGAAAGCTGTTGTTTATGGGGAACTATTGATATAAATGATGGAACTTTAATAATTTATAGAGAATTATACAGAAAAGGCTTGACAGGTGAAGAATTAGGTGGTATAATAACAAGTATGGAACTTGAAGACCCTTTTTCGGTCTCGGGTGTATTAGATACAGCAGCTTGGGCAAATACAGGTACTACTGGTCCTACTGTTGGAGAAGCCTTAATTAGAGCAGGTCATAAACTTAGACGTGCAGATAAGAATAGAGTACAAGGCAAAATCCAAATACACGAGTTTCTAAAGGTTCGTGAGAATGGTAGACCAAAGCTGCAAATATTTAATACTTGCCCTAATCTAATACGAGAACTACAAAGTATACCACTCTCTAAAACGAATCCAGAAGATGTAGATACACATGCATCTGACCACGCATATGATGCATTGCGTTATATGATAATGAGCCGACCAAGAATGGAAAGCCCACTAGAAAGAATGAGGGGATTGAAACGAGAAATACATCAACCCTCTGATTCAATATTTGGTTATTAGTAATATATGGAAAAAGAAAATACATTTTTAAACGCTGATAACATTTACGAAGAAGTAGAGGGTGAAGCAGGAAAAACTCTTGCTCTTGAAACAGAACAACGCAGTAATCTTGTTGGTATTATTAAAGGTAGATTTCAAATATCTGAAGATGCAAGACGTTCAGATGAATCACGTTGGTTAAAAGCTTACGAAAACTACAGAGGACTTTACAATAAGTCTGTTAAATTTAGAGACTCAGAGAAGTCTCGTATTTTTGTAAAGATTACTAAAACAAAAGTACTTGCTGCTTTTGGTCAACTTGTTGATGTAATCTTTGGTACAGGTAAATTTCCTATTGGTATTTCTGAAACTAAAATACCCGAAGGTGAGTTAGCAAATGCTCACTTAGATGCACAAACAGCAGCACCTGGTATTGAAAATACGATGGGTGGTGGTGATTTACCAGATGATATAGGTAACCGTCTAGAAAACCCATATGATATTGGTTATGAAGGAGACGGTAGAACTTTAAAACCTGGTACAACTTTTAGTAATGGAGTTATTGAAACTTCTTTAGAAGATAAAGTAAAAGACCAATTGGTTGAAGGTTTTAGTCCTATACCTACAATGTTAGAAATTTCTCCTGCACAAAAAGCTGCACGAAGAATGGAAAAGCTTATTCATGACCAAATAGAAGAATCAAAAGGTTCTTCAGAAATTAGAAGTGCTCTTTTAGAATCTGCTTTACTAGGTACAGGGATTGTAAAAGGACCATTTAACTTTAACAAAAAACTTCACAAATGGGAAGATGGTGAAGATGGAGAAAGAACTTATAACCCATTAGAGGTTAGAGTTCCACGTATAGAGTTTGTAAGTTGTTGGGATTTATATCCAGACCCTTCAGCTACAAGTATTGAAGAATGTGAGTACATTATTCATAGACACAAACTAAACAAATCTCAACTTAGACAACTACGTAACATGCCTTACTTTGATGAGGATGCAATACGTAATTGTTTACAAATGGGTGCTAACTACGAAGAAAAAAGTTTTGAATCACATTTAAAAGATGATGCAAGAGCTGATGAAGACTATCAAACAAACTTTGAAGTTCTTGAATACTGGGGAATCATGGATGCAGAGTATGCACGTGAAGTCGGTATAGAACTTGCAGATGATATTGATGATTTAGATGAAGTCCAAGTTAATGCTTGGATATGTGGTAATAGTTTATTAAGAGCAGTGGTTAATCCATTTACTCCTTATAGATTACCTTACCACGCTTTTCCATACGAAAGAAA